TGCGTATGTCTCAGCAGACTGTACACCGCCATCTTCACCACGCTCAGCTTGCGCTCTAGCCAAAGCACCAAGAATTACAGGCTCATGTGGAACTAAGAGTTTGTCTGAGTTAGCTGCTAATTCAACCTGTGGACGAATGACGTTAAAGCGAATATCATACACACCATCAGGAATAGGGAATAAATCAACCTGTGTATCACCATTGGTGTTTGTACCGTTAAAGTTATAGTACATTGGTGAATTTTTAGTGGTAGAACCTAATAAAAACATCCGGTTCATCCAATGAGTAGTAGCGTTCTGTAGAACAGTATTGCTAGTGTCATTTAAGACATCAATCACACGGAAACGCTGACCAGTGCCTGTCAAGACATAGTTAAAGATGTCCGTAGCAGTTGTAGCAGATAATGTCTCAGATAATGAATTCCAGTTATACGCATCTTCTACTTGACGCTTAGAATCATTGATGTACTTAGCAATGAGCTTAACATAGGCGTTATCAGACACTGAGGAAGCCTCTGGCTCACGCAGTCGTATTAATACCTCGTTAGTGAGTTCTAGGTAGTTTTTAGATGCCATATTTTCCTTAGTGTAACACAGTTTTGACTATGTGTCAACAATTATTTTAACAATCCCACTTCTTTAATGCCAGTGCTTTACGAGTAGGTCTGCCTTTTTCGTCCTTCATAGGACCTGCAACACCACCCATTCGAGCGCAAAAGCTCTTACGTCTACCAGCAGCTTTAGGAGACTTTGCAACCTCTTTAGCAGACACTGGTGGCTTTAGCTTAGAACCAGTAGTCTTATTGTAGTAGTCTCTACCTTTTTGATTGAGACCGCCTTCAGGGTTCTGAAACGCTTTCTTAGGCATTATTTCTTCTTCTTTGCAGTCTTAGCAGAGTCTTTAAAGTCTTGAGCAGTAGGAGCGCCTTTGGAGCCTACTTTACGCATCTTCTCACCTGAACCAGCCTTAATACGAGCTTTCTTGGCTGCGATATTGGAATAGAGTCCTTGTTTCATTATCGACCTCTACCAGCAGATTTCTTCATCATCTTAGACTGAGGCATCTTAGCTTCGCTCATAGCAATAGCAATAGCTTGTTTACGGCTCTTTACTACAGGACCGCCTTTACCGCTGTGTAGTCCACCAGCTTTGTATTCAGACATTACTTTACCGACTTTAGCTGTTTGTTTCTTAGTTACCATGATTATCCTTTATGCAAAGTTTTGTACAGTTGACCTAGCGTCTAACTCTACTGTAATAACAACAGTAGTGGTAGAACCTGTTTCAGAGATAGCTCTAATTTCATCTCCCTCATCTAAAACAACATAATTCCCGTCACCGAGTAAGAAGAATGTTTTAGAAGAAAGTGGATAAGCAGAAGCAATCGCTACTTCTACGTTTTCACTCTTGTCATACCACCAGCAACTAAATGTCTTAGCTGAAGAAGTATTATTAAAAGCGTACAACAGCTTCCACAATGCCATGTTCCTAGTAGGGACAGTGAACAAGGTAGTCTTAGTGTTTGCAACTAAATTCTTACCTACTGAATGTGAACGCATATTACCTTACGCAAAGTGTTTAAAAATCCAATCCTTGAACAGAGTCAAGAATATACCGATACCAGAAGCTAAGAAAGCAACTCCACCTAAGAAGCCTTTGTAACGCATCATCTCATCACGCACTGCATGGATACAGTCTAGTATTTCTTTCTGACTGTCTTGTAGCTTTTCTACTTCAGCTTCTAACACAGCGATACGCTCTACGGAATCTGTCATGTTATCCTACCAATGCAGTTACTTCAGCTTGGGTTAAACCTAATGCCGCTAGTTTAGCTAGTGCAGATATTTTAGTTGATTCGGCTTGCTCTTTTTTTGCTAATAATTGAGCTTTGGTTGATTCCCAAAGAGCATCAAGTTCATCTTGTGTTGGTTTTGGTGATTCATCTAACCATATCAAACCATCATAATAATCGCCATTTAAAGACCATTGTGCATTTGTATAATTTTTAGAAAGAATTTGAGAATAATCAATCATGCAGAAATCTCCATTACTGTAATTGTGGATGTTGCTCTAGGGTCATAAGTAATATCATTATTATCATTTCCAGAACGATTTATATAAACAGTATTTCCAGATGTTCTAGCACAAATTGTAGCTTTGTAAGTGGTGGCACTTGTTGTTGCTGGAGAATCTAGATAACAAGTATTTACAGGAGTTTGTTTTCTAGAACCATCCGTATCACCAGCGTCCATAGCTTCAGTAACAGTTGCTCTATTACCAGCAGTATCACCAATTAAAATGGCGGTGCTATTTCTATTTAATCTGTAATAAGCATTATAAGCAGAAGTTCCAAGAACCATATTAACAAAAACAAGCACCTTACTTGAAGCAAAAAGAGGAGTAATTGTTACCGATAAACCAGTTACATCAACATAAGTTGGTACTACACTTGTAGTAGAAAATGTATCAGTTTTTACAGCTTGAACTACTTGTAATATTTTACCACCACTATTTTGTGTAGTAGCGTTGTTAAATGTAAGACCATTAGTCCCATCAATAATCATTGTCATTATGTATTCTCCGCTTTAAGTGCTTTTAGTGCATCAAGCGTTGTAGCAATATTAACTAAAGAAGTAATGTCTCTTAGTCTTTGCTTCTCAGCAACGATAGCAGCAGTGTCTGCACCAGTCTCTAAAGCTCTTTGAAACAATACATCTTGAACTTCTAGCAACGGAGTACGCTCAGTACGTAATCTATCTTTAGTAATAACTTTAGCTTTGTCTATGTTAATAACAATCATTCTTGATACTCCCATGCGTCTCTAAAGGTTCTATCTGTTGGAATATCCTCTATAGATACAATCTTAAAAGGCTTACCTTTAGGTACATCTTTAGCAGCTAGTTCTTCAATAGTGTGTGTTTCAAGGTACTCAGCAGTTGGTATCAAAATAGATACACCGCCATCGTCATTAGGGTAGATTATTCTTTGTATCATTTTATCCTAATTATCTAAAGATAGCAATGTTGATGAATGCTTGGTCTTGGTCAGCTGGTCCAGAACTAGCTGTATTGATGCGAACCATCGAAGTTGTTCGTGCTAAACCGTCTGAGTTATCTCTAAGTAGAAAACCACCTGTTGTTCCACCACCAGTCCCTTGTAAACAAAAGTTTGTATCAGGCATAGCATTTGTCATATTTATTCGGTATAACCCAACACCGTCATCAGTAATGCTAGATACATTACCACTAGCACGAATAGCTACTGTACCAGTACCATTGAAGTTTACCCATGCACGGCAGCCGTATGCAGTAGCTACTGAGCCGTAACCTGAGTTAAATTGCAGATTAGCAGATGTATCAATAGTTACCGCAGTTGTTCCATTATTAGTTTGTAATGATAAAGCACCAGAAGTATCACCAGCAATCGCTATTGCAGTTCCACTTGTAGTTCCAGCAGATATTGTAGATGCCATTATGCTAGTTGCTCCGCAGTTGGTCTAGCTAGTGTAGGATGTTCCCATTTAGCAATATAATCGCCTTTGCCGTCTGAATCGTTTTGTAGTGTGATTGTTACATTGCGACCAACAAAATCAGCATCAGTAAGTTCGGGGTAAATTGTTTTAATTTTTTCGTATAAAGTCATTATGAACTCCGAACCATTGAACCATTAATATAAGTATATACGCCAGTAGCTGTTGCAAAAACTGAACCAGTAGCACCGCTACTAAGTGCGTATAGCTCAACATAATCTGTAGAACCATTAAAATAAACTATTGATGCAACATTACTATATGTTTCAATAGAACTAATAACGGATGAACCTCGTCTGAATTCAGAACCATTTTTATAAATTGAACAAATAATTGTTCCAGCACCACCGCAATCTATTTGTCCATTAATTTGATAATATCCAGCTACAGTAGGTGTAAAACGACTTGATGCAAAATTATTGTTTGTATCAAAATCTTCAGTATCAAATGTAACTTTTGTAAAAGTATTTGCTGTAATTGATTGAGTGCCTAAAGAAGTTGATTTAAAAGCACTAAACGCTGGCATATTACCGCTAACCATTACTGTGCCAGTAGAGGCAGGTAGCGTAATAGTATTAGTACCAGCTACGGCAGGGGCAGCTAAAGTAATAGCACCTGATGTATCGCCTGAGATTACGACTGAACTCATAAGACTAACCACCTTTGCCCTGATGCAACAGTTACAGAATAACCTGATGCGATTGTTAGTGGACCAACAGATAAACAGTTGTTACCTGCTGTAGTTGTAATGTTCTCTGCAATACTTGTAGAGTTATAAGCAATAGCCTTTGTAGCAGCAGTACCAAAGTATTGACCACCACCAACTGTACCCCATGATGCAGTGCTACCATCAGTAGTTAAATACTTTCCTGAATTGCCTGTCTGAGAAGGTAAAGAACTTACTGTTGCAGTTGATACTGCAGTAATTAATCCTTTACCATTTACAGTAATAACTGGAATAGATGTAGTAGAACCAAAAGCACCAGTATTGCTATTAACTGTTGCTAGAGTTGCATTGGTAATTGCAGTACCAGTATTACCAGATAGAGTTAAATCACCACCAGTAACAGAGATAGTACCTGAGACAGTACCCCAAGATGTAGCAGTTCCGTTGGTAGTTAAGAACTTACCAGAGTTACCTGTTTGACTTGGAGTGTATGATGCTGCAGTTGTTGCTGAGTTGGCAGCGTTAGTTGCCGAAGTAGCAGCATTAGTCGCTGATGTACTAGCATTAGATGCTTGCGTTGTAGCAGTCGATGCAGAGCCACTTGCTGAGGTCGCAGAAGCTGCAGCAGCAGTTGCACTGGTGGAAGCATTACTAGCTTGCGTAGTCGCTGTAGTGGCACTCGTAGAAGCGTTACCAGCCTGTGTAGTTGCTATTCCTGCTTGAGTGGTTGCTGTGCTTGCTGATGTTGCTGCGTTAGTTTCGCTGGTAGCTGCATTAGATGCAGAAGTGCTGGCATTGCTGGCTTGAGTAGTCGCTGTAGAAGCACTTCCTGAAGCGGATGTAGCGGAGTTGCTTGCATTTGTAGCAGATGTGGAAGCAGCCGATGCACTGTTGGAAGCATTAGTTGCTGAAGTTGCTGCTGCACTTGCTGAAGTGGAAGCGTTAGATGCTTGAGTGCTTGCTGTAGTTGCTGAGGTACTTGCATTAGAAGCCTGTGTAGTTGCTGTTGAAGCAGACCCTGAAGCAGAGCTTGCTGAAGCTGCAGCAGCCGTTGCAGAAGTACTTGCGTTAGAGGCTTGTGTGGTTGCTGTAGAAGCTGAACCGCTTGCAGAGGTAGCTGAGTTAGATGCGTTAGTCGCTGATGTACTAGCATTAGATGCTGATGTAGAAGCGTTGCTTGCTTGAGTAGAAGCAGTTGTAGCTGAACCAGAAGCAGCAGTGGCAGAGGCTTGAGCAGCGTCTGCATCTACTTGAGCTTCTACAGCTAACTGACGAACTAAAAGAGCTTCACTTGAGGAGTCTGCAACAGCATCTCCTGCTCCACCTGCACCACGATAGATAGACATTTAAACTTCCTCAGAAGTTGCTACAGTTTTCTTAGTGGTTTTTGCTACAGGTTTTACTTCTTCTTTTACTTCCTCATAAGCAGGATTATCACGAGTAGTT